TATTCGAAGTTTGATTCGCCATCGTCATTCAAGGCAGGAATCTTGCGGAACCTATACAGCGGATTATCTCGATTGAGTTTTTCAATCTTGCCTAATGGGTCGTACAGATTCCATCTTGTTCCAACCATCAGCTCTCTTGCCCCATCAATTTTACGGTCAACCATTTTGTTTAGATATTCTTGATATGTATTTTCCAGTCGAGTAGGGCTTAATGAATGCTGTCTGTCTCTTACAAGGTCATCCACATACAAATATCCGTCAGGAGAAATATCGACAGCACCCGTCCATGTTCCTTCAATTCCTCTGCAAGTCATAGTCGCGAAGCGGTCGGGTTTATCAAGATTGATTTCAAAATCATCTGCACTCTGTTTCTGCAATTTTAAAGTCGGAAATATTTCTGAATATGTATATTCTTGCGTATTGATCAGGTTAAGTAGTTCGCCATAGAATCCTTTAGCCAGTTTTCCGGAGTGACCGCCCATAGCATTATGACTATTGGGTCTTCTACCCATTATCCATGACATAAAAAATATGCACATGGTGCTTTTCCCAACTCGGCTTGGAAGCGACAAACCGTAAAACTCAATTTTTCTCTCTTCCAAATCTTGTAAATCTTGGGCAACTACTTGAAGTGTCTTTTTTCTTGGAACGTAAAACTTCTTACTGTCAGGCCTATTCTTTTCCATGTAATACAAATAGCTTTCAAAAATCCATGGTGCTTCCAATAGTAAATATTTCCAATAAATCTCGTCAAAATCTCCACTTCCAGTAATAGCAGCTTGCCTTTCTGCGATATTGTGTGCATATTGGCTTACCTTTATTCCTATCTGTTGCGCATCTGGATTATCCTTGAAAGGAAGGTCAATATTCATATTTAACAGCAGATCAAGGCAGTCTTTTTGGTTTTGATAGGCTGTCATATCATCATTAATGATTTGAT